CTACATTGGCAAGCCTGTGTATGTGTATACGGAGGGCAAGGATTGGTTTTGGCTCGTCATCCACAATATCACGGTGGACGGCGATGGTTCGGCGCTTATTAAGTTTGATGACGGAGGCGGATATGAGCCGGAATACGGCGACATCGATATCTACGCTCCTGACGGCTATTTGGAAATGATTGCGGAGACGGAAGCGCAGATACGCGCGTTCGCAGCATCCCCCGCAGGGACAGCGGAGGCGGAGCGATGAAAAAAATAATCGACGGCAAATTATATGAAACTGACAAGGCGGAGATGATATTTTCGTATTACACAGCCGGCAGTTCCGTTGTTTATGACCCGATGCGCCCGCCGGGCAAATACGAAATATTCATCACACAAAAAGGTAACTATTTTGTATATGTCGAAAAAGAACAAATATTATTTAAAACAGATGAAATTGAAGTGAAAAAAATCATTGCAAAATGCGACGTCGAAAAATATATAGAGTTGTTTGGCGATTCACTTGAAGAAGCGTAAAGGGAGACAAATATGGTTATACACCAAATGCTGGCAACGGCCATCGCACTCGCGCTATATGTGATGGTTCTCTCGCCAGTTCTGAAGCGGCGTCGTCCGTTCCGCGAGGAGATGGAGGACTACCTCGACTTGTTAGCGAAAATATTTCACAGAAAGGGCAACGATAAATGATTATACCTGAAAAGCTAAAAGTCGGCGGTAAAACGTACGATGTTGTCGTTGACAAAAACCTATTTAACGGCGCAGCGCATTGTACGGCGGAAGTGGACGAAACCGCATTGAAAATAACGATATATCCGTCAGCTCCCGACAAGATGGAGGCGGACTTGCTTCACGAGATGATGCATGCGATATACGACCACCTCGGCTACAAGGAGCACGACGAGAAAGTCATAGACGAGCTTGCGAACGCCTTACACATGGTTATCAAAGATAATCCCGGGGTTTTCGCAGCCAAAACAGAATAAACACACGAAAGGGCGGATTATATGAACTGGCAAATAGTAGCGATTGAGGACTTGAAAAATTACAAAGTAATGTGTATGGGGGCGAAAAACATATCCGACGAAATTACAGCGATTGACGAAACATTATATTCCGTCCGAACATCGAAAATGTCAGCCGCGCCCGCGTACGGCGGCGGTAATACCGATGATAGCATCTTAAACGGAATCGTCAAGCGGGATCGGCTGGAGCTTAACGGCAGCATCAACGACAAGTTGGTCACAAAGATTGCTCAGGGGCTGGCAGCACTGTCGGAAAACGAATACCTCGCGCTTGAGTATTTCTACATAAACCGCCCGCCGAACTACATGGACGTGCTTGCGGAAAAAGTGAAGTGTGAACGATCGGAGATATACCGTTTGAAAGACAGAGCGCTGCGGAAATTCACGATTGCGATGTATGGGATAACCGATTTATAAATCTTGGGACAAATTGGGGACGAATTATACGCAATACTGTGGTATAATAGTATCATCAAAAAAAGCGAAAAGCAGAGGCGGTTAAACCTCTGCTTCGCTGCTTATTCATCCGTTTGCTCATCCTCGCCGAATCCGCACAACTCATCGAGCGTCACGTTCAAAACCTTCGCGAACAGTATTGCGTTTGATACAAGGCAATCACCGCGTTTTTCGATGTCTTCGATCGTGCGTCTGTGCATACCCGTCAACTCGGCGAATTTTGGCACGGATATATTTTTTTTGGTGCGTATCTTTTTCAGATTCATCTACTTTCTCCCTTTGCGGATTCGTACAACAACGAGAAGGACATACGAAATTATACATAATACGGCGGTTATTAATACGACAAAATCGAAAGGCTTCATGTCACTGTACGGCGCGCCTACTACTGCAAACACAGCAAGTAGCAGCATTAATATTTCTGATATGATGTTGACCATTGTTCCATGGTGTGATATAATGGGTACAGGGCGGGGAAGTTTTCGCTTCCCCCTGCACCCTGCCTTTTAGTCTTTCGGGTTCTTGTCATTCCGTTTCTTGATTATCTCTTGTGCAATTCGTACGGCGTTAAAGATTATCGAGAACGTATATGCGAGAACCTGAAGGGCTTTTATTATATCATCCACTTTGTTCACCTCCTTTCTATGTATATATTATACCACGTTTTAACGTGGTTGTCAATACCTTTTCGCAAAATAAAACAAATAAATTTTCGCAAGCAGAGGATTACTTCCCCTGCTATTTTTATTGCTAAGGAGAAAATCAAAAATGGAGCTAAACATACTGGGAGCAAAATACGAATACAAGACATCGACGGCAAAAGAGGATCCCGCATTGCGCGACGGCGACGGATATTGCGACCAGTGCGCAAAAATAATATGCGTCGAAAGCGATCATGACGAGAACGACCCACTGGCGACAAAAAATATGCCCGAATACGATATGAGCGTGAAAAGGCATGAAATAATACACGCGTTTTTGTATGAATCGGGATTGCCCGAGCTTGCGAGAAACGAGCAGATAGTCGACTGGATAGCGTGGCAATTTCCGAAAATGTTAGAAGTTTTTAAAGAGGTCGACGCAATATAGCGGAGCGAAAACAGCCTGAGAGGAGGCGATTACGATAGCTGCAACAGGACGACCGCCGATGTTCAAGACGGCGGAGGAGCTTGAAACAAAAATTAACGAATATTTCACACAGTGCGAACCGCGCCCGTGGTTAAGCAAAGACGGCGAGCCATGCGAAAACAAGCACGGTGAAGCTATTATGCTGCCCGGCAAGCCTCCGACGATTACGGGACTGGCGTTGTTTCTGGGTTTTAACACGCGCGCCGCTCTTCGGACATACAGGGGAAAATCGGAGTTTGTATCCGCAATTACGCGCGCGAAGTCTCGCATCGAGGAATACGCCGAGAGCCGGCTGTACGACAAGGACGGCTGCAGAGGCGCGATGTTTTACCTGTCGCTTAATGCCGAGGGGTGGAAAGAGGAAAAAGACGAGGATACTGCGCCCGTTGAGATTGTGAGGATTGTCGACGATGTATAAAAACTATCGCATTTCTGAATTGATAGCGCCGTCATTTTATGATATGCACAGACGCGTCAGAGACCATGCGTACGGCGAGTATATGCTTGCCGGCGGCAGAGGCTCTACAAAATCGTCATTCATAAGCATGGAAATATTAATGATATTGAAACAGTTTCCCGATGTCAATGCTGTCATATATCGCAAACATAAAACTGCTCTCAGTACGAGCGTTTTCGAACAAATGCTATGGGCGATTGAGCGACTGGGATTAAGTTCGGAATTTAAGCATAAAGTTTCTCCGCTTGAAATAACATACAAACCGACAGGGCAAAAGATACTTTTCCGCGGGCTTGATGATCCGATGAAATCGAAATCCATGAAACTCAAACGTGGATATTTCGGTGTCGTCTGGTTTGAAGAACTTGACGAGTTTTCGGGCATGGAAGCCATACGAAGCGTTAAGCAATCGCTCGGACGCGGCGGGAATGATGTGTGGACGTTTTATTCGTACAATCCGCCGAAATCCCGTGATAATTGGGTAAATCAGGAATGTTTGCTTGACAAGAAAAGCCGCATAATACACAAAAGCACATATCTCGATGTAAACCCGGAATGGCTTGGGCAAAACTTCATCAGAGAAGCCGAAGAGCTTAAGACAACGAAGCCCGACGCATATCTACATGAGTATATAGGCGAAGTGACAGGGACGGGCGGAACGGTATTTGAAAACGTAACCGAAAGAATTATTGATGATAACGAAATCAATACTTTCGGTTGTTTTTATGAAGGATTGGACTTCGGTTTTTCTCTCGACCCACTCGCGTGGGTAAAGATGGCATACAATTCCGCGCGAAAAACGTTGTATTTCGTTGATGAAGTATACGGCGAAAAAATGAGCAACGCCGTTGCTGTTAATAGCATTCGCAAAAAAAAAAGTAAACACATATATGCAGATTCGGCAGAACCGAGAACCATATCGGAATTTCGCGAGCTCGGTTTAGTGTTGACACCCGCGACGAAAGGTCCGGGGAGCGTTGACCACGGCGTAAAATGGCTGCAAGGATTGAATGAGATAGTGTTTGACAAACGCCGAACTCCGAACGCATATCGCGAATTTTTCGCATATGAATATGAGCGCAGACGAGACGGCACTTTTATATCATCATACCCGGACAAAGGTAATCACGCAATCGACAGCGCGCGTTATGGTATGCAACCCGTCATTAGCCCGAAAACAGTTACGGGGCAACCAAACATTAAAGGATTTTAGGAGGTGGCAACAATTATACAAATGACAAAAGAGGAGTTGTACAGCTACAACGAACATAACTTTACCGAGTTGTACAACTTGATATCGCCAATATTGGCGCACAGGAATAATATGTTTGAGCGTTATTCGCGCAAGCTTGACCCCGCGGTGGCGATGGGTAAAGGCGAAAAGAGCATGATCCCGTTTGAATTTTACATAACCAACATCGTGGAAGGATATCTTTCCGGCAAAGAGCCGAAATACAGCGTTTCCAAGGGCAAAAACACGGAAAGAGACGAAAAATACATAGATACGCTGTCAGGCGAAATCGACAGCATACGCAGATATAACGACGACGGCGCGCTATACGCCGAGCTGATGCACAACTACGCGACGACGACCGCCACGTATCTTTATGTGTACGAGAGCGAAGACAACGAAATTGTGTACTCTATGTTTGACGGGCGACAGACGGTAGCCATATACGACTACAACACTCCCGCTAACCTGATAGGCGTTGTGCGCACATGGAGCGAACGCGACAAAAACGTTCAAGACGCGAAAAAATCCATAGAGCTGATTACAGACACCGCGCGCACGCGCTTTGTGGAGGGCAAAGGTATTGTCGAGAGCGAAATATTGCAATGGGGAGACGTGCCGTGTTCGCCTATGGAGGAACCTGACGGCATTGCGGTCTTTGAACCCGCCGTGCCGCTCATCGAGCTGTACGAACAGCTGATAGGCAACATGGCTAATATGACGCAGTACAACGACGAGGCGAAGCTGTTACTTGTTGGATACACACTACCCCCGGCAAGTATCACATCAGTCGTGGACGGCATAGAAGTTGCCAAAGAGAATCCCGCGCGAGCCATCGAAGAAAAGAACCTCCTCAATTCAAAAGTGTTGATGACGGACGAGAATGGCGACATACGTTGGTTGCTGAAAAATGTAGACTATACAGGCAATCTCGATGTCTTGAAGCGCTTGCATGACTTGATAACGATGGTAACAGGTGTACCCAACATGACGGATGAAGCATTTGCGAGAGCTGACAACGCGTCAGCGTTAGGATATAAGCTGTATGCGCTCGATCAGTATTCAGCAAGCACCGACAGAATATTTCGTAAAGCATATTTACGTTTGTGGGAGCTTATCGTTAATCGGCTCAATCTCAAAGCAGGTACGGAAAAATATGACTTCCGCGACATCGACATTATTATGCAGAGAAATGTACCTACCGACCGCGACAAATCCATAGAAAGAGCAGCTAAAATGAAGTCAAGCGGATTGTTTTCTGACGAAACATCCATAAACGAGAGCGGAATAGAAGTCGATGCCAAAACGGAGATTGATAGAAGGGTGTACGAAGAAAATGAACAGTACGAAACTGTGTCGGCGAGAATGACGGAGCAATCGGATGACTGATAAAGAGTACTTAAAATCATACTGGGGGGAGATCGACAAACATGAAAAAAATATTTATAGATTCATCGTAAAACGCCAACCTGAACTTCGCGAATCACTTCAATCAGAAGCCGACAGATACGCTCACAGATTGCCGAACGGTAGACTGAGCCCCGAAGAAGCGGGACTGTTGCGAAAGCGAATACGGAATCGGCTGAAAGCAAGTGAATATAGCGAAAAAGTGATGATGTACATCAATCACACGAATTCAAAAAAACGGATACGCGGCGATGAAGCATTTTTTATATGTCTTTTGATGGATTATGCGGATTATCAAGCCGAAATTACCGAGGTATTCGAAGAAAGCCTCCAAAAATCGTACAACGAAGTGAACCGCTTTACAGAAGAAGAGGCAGAAGCACAATCTCCGAATGACGAATCCGAAAGCGAGCCTGACGAAAAAGCGCCCTCTGAGCCCGCACCAAGCCCAGAAGGAGCAACCCCTTCTGAGCCTGCGCCAAAACCAGAAGAAGAGCTGCCGAGCTCGCCCGGGCTTGATTTTACATTTAACCCAAACGAAATCATGAATGCGTTCGGGGAAAGTTATGAGCAGATGTTAGATATGAATGCTATAAATTACACTCGCAGAACAACCCAGCAAGCCGTCAGAGACAGGTCAAATGATTGGGAAATAGACTTTTCCAAGCCTGAATATCGACATCTTTTGAGAACGGCACGATACGGGTTGATGGGAGTTTCTAAGTACGGAAATCTGTATGGGGTGCTTGACAGAGCGTATCTTTTCAAACTCGCGGAAGCGCGTATTAAGGCGCTAAAAGCGAACGGCGTCGAAAAAGTGGTGTTTATGGCTATCATGGATAACGCCACTACTGAGGAATGCCGGGGTTTGAACGGGCGTGTATTTGCCGTGTCGGATTTAGTCATCGGACGAAATATGCCGCCGATATATCCTCCTCCGCATCCTTGCAGAAGCGCGGTTAGACCAACAAAATATTTAAGGAGTTGATGAAATGAGCGAAGAAACCACAGAAACCACAGAAACAACAAATCAAGAAACGAACGAAACAGAAAAAGCCGCCTCGGATGAACAAATCGATTACGGCGCGCTACTGGCAAATCCCGAATTTATGTCAGCATTGAAACCTCGCGTCGACGAACTCGTGTCGGCTCAGGTAAGAGCGGCATACTCGCAAATGGAGCAAACCGCAGTTGATACGCGCGCCGAATCGGAAAAACTCGCACAAATGACAGCGGACGAACGAGCGAAGTATTTTGAGAAAAAATATCGCGACGAAAAGAGCGCCAATGACAAAAAAACAGCGGTCGCGCAATTGAAGGAGCAAACATCGGCATTATTCGCGGAAAAGAAAATTCCGCCAGAACTGTTGAATGTATTTGACTTCGGCAAACTCACGGCAGACGAAATCGCGGGACACATCGGCGTATTGTCAAAATACGAATTTTACGAACAAGGTAAACTCGAAACCGAAGTGGAGCGCAAGCTCAGCGAAAGGTTGAAGCAAGCCCCGCCCACTACAAACACTGCAAACAGCAACACAGAAACTGAAGATTTCAAAAAAATGAGCATTACGGAAAAAATGAAGCTCAAAGCAGAAAGCCCCGAAAAATACAAAAAATTAAATGAAAATATTGGAGGTACAAAATAATGCCGGGAACATGGTTAGGATTTCCTTTTGATGAGGAAATATTTTTGAGAGCGTGGCAGGAAGAGCCCGATCCCACGAGATTAGAAATCATAAGAAGCGGAGTCATGGTGAACGATCCACTTATCGCGCCGCAATTACAGCTGGACGGTAATTTCTTCACGATTCCGCACTACGAGATCATTGACGGAGTGCCCGTCAACTACGACGGAAACACCGACATCACTGACGAGGAAGTAACGGGCGGATACCAGTCAGGCATCGCATACGGTCGCGCTAAAGGCTTTACAGCTCGGAATTTCCAAGCGGAGCTTTCGGGCGGTGATCCCTTCGGACACATTGTGACAACGGTCGGTAGATACTGGGCGCGTCAGAGACAAACGACGCTCCTTAAACTGCTCGCCACGATATTCGATGCAGACGGCGCGACTGCCGCTATTACAACAGAATGGCGTAAACACACGGTAGACACGGGCGAAGTGGTGGGCGAAACAACGTTTAACAATGCAGCTGCAACCGCTCTCGGAGACAACAAAAACATAATCGGACTTGCGTTCATGCACTCGGGTGTGGCAACAACGCTCGAAAACAAACAGCTCCTCGAATTCTGGAAGCAAACCGACGCAAACGGTATTCAGCGTCGCATGAACATCGCAACTATCAACGGATATTTAGCGATAATTGATGACGACATGCCTTTCGACGGCACCCAGTATACGTCGTATCTTCTCGGCGCAGGATTTTTGAGAAACGCGAGCGGCAGGCTTGATGTCCCTGTCGAAACTTTCCGTGACCCCGCGAAAAACGGTGGTCAGGACACGCTTTACACGAGAATCAGAGAAACGATCCACCCGAACGGATTTGAATACAAAATACCGACTGCGAACTGGACTAACTCTCCGACCGACGCGCAGCTGTTTGACCCCGCGCAGTGGACGCTGAAGTTTAATCCTAAAGCAGTCCCCGCAGTTGCAGTTATCACAAACGCAGAATAACCAAAGGAGGAAACATCGTCATGAATGATACATTTGTACAAGCGCTTATCCGTCGCCTGAACATTACGGACGAGGCAGGTAAACTTAATATTCGCGCCTTGTATGAAACGTGGGAGGAGAGCGCACATGCAATATGCAATCGTGACGATACTCCCTCTGCCATGGCGTCCATACTGGACGATACAGTCGCCTCGGCATATAACCGCATCGGAGACGAGGGAGCTGTATCGTCGAGCGTCGGAGGACAGAATATTTCGTACGAGGACTTATATAAACGGTTCGAGGAGCGGTTGATATCGGCACATTTGCGGAGGCTCAGACTATGAGACAATCAACATTACGGTCGATATGGGTTGCTACGCCGGAGACAGTGTTAAAAGACGGGGAACCTTACGAAACCAATGTGCGTATACGAAAAATCGACAATGTGAACATACAAAAAGCGGAAAGCGAAATTGATTACGCGCAATACGGACAGAGAATCAACGAAATATTAAAACTTCGTACAAAAAAAGTGCCTGACATTAAAAAAGGCGACTACGTTTTTATGTCATGTCCGAACGCCGAAGCCCGACCTGAATTTGAAGTGATAAAAATTGCGGAGGCTTACGAAAACACAAAGCTACCGCGAAACCCAGTCGTGATTGACGTGAGGCTATTGACATGATAGACATCGGTATTACTACAAAAGGGGCAAAAAAAACCGAAAATAAACTCAATGAGATTCGAGAGCGTTTGTTTTACGCGGCAGTAAAAGGAACTGTAAAAGCCACAGGAGACACGAAAAAATATGCCGTAAAGCTTGCGCATGGCAACCGTCTTAAAAACAGCATTAAAGCGGAAATTGTTAGGCTCGATACTAACGAGGTTGTGAAGATGCGCATATTCAATGACACGAGTGCAGTGCCATGGGGCTCTTATGCGGAATTCGGCACCGGGAAATACGTGAATAACGAAGGTGTGGGCGATGCCATTCGTCTGAAAAGAGCAAAAGAAATACCGTGGTATGTGCACGAGAGCTTGGTGCCCGAAGACTTCGGCAAATATGGTTATGTGAAAATCGGCGAGTTCTGGTTGGTGTTCGGCATGAGACCACGCCCGTACATGAAACCCGCCGCTTTTCATAATCGTAAAGCCAACGTACAG